GGCCAGGCCATCGCTGCAATCCAGGCGCAGATCCGCAAGCGATTGACAGAGGCTGGCATCAATACCCCGGCGCCGGAGATCATCGAGTGAGCGCGGTCAAGGCAATCCGCGCGCTGCAGTTGGCATGCGCGCCAGTGGCCGCCATCGTCGGCACCCGGATTTATGCGGGTGAGGCGCCGGAGGATGCCGGATACCCCTATCTGTTCATCCATGAAGTGGACCGGAACGAGCGCTCGACGACCAGCCTGGCTGGAAATTACGTCCTTGTGACTGCCCGCGTGCAGGTAACGCCGATCGCTCGCAGCTATGGCGAGTGCAAAGCGCTGCTGCAGGCGGCAAAGCTGGACGCTGGCGCACATACCGGCGTCATCGCGGGTGTCACTGTGCGCAGCGTCACGCGCGGCGCGGTGGGGCCGGATTTCCATGATGCCGAGACCGACACCTACGAGCAGTCGCGCGACTTCACAATCGTGTTCACCGAAGCGAATTAAAGCGCATCACCCCATCAAGCCAGCCTTCGCGCTGGCTTTTTTACGTTAAAAGGAAATGAGAATGAGCACTTATACAGTCGCAGGCAGCAAGATTTTCGTATCGGCAGCACTGCCGGCCACGCAAACAGCATCGGCCTTCGAGGCGCTTGACTGGATCGAGGTCGGCGAAATTACCGACATCGGCTCCGTCACCGGTCGCACTTACAACACCGCCACGCATGCGCCTATCGGCAGCCCGCAACAGACCCAGCGCAAGGCATCGTACACGCTGGCGAACGCGGAATTCGTCTGCGGCTGGGACGAAGAAGACGAAGGCCAGATCTTGATCAGCACAGCGTCGAATTCGAACGATGTCTACGCCTTCAAGCTGGAAAAGCAAGACACCACGAATCGCTATTTCACGGCTCAAGTCATGCAATTTGTGGAAAACAATGGGACCGTGGACAACATCGTTCAAGGCGCCTTCACGTTGTTGCGCCAGACCGACACCATCAAAGCCGCCGCACCAGTCGTCGTTTAAGCGGCAACCTAGCACCGACCGGGACCGCTTCGCCTTCGCAGGCGGGCGTGCCTGGCACGGGCATTTACAACCCTGCGAAAGAACACCATGAAATCACTCTCCCTGTCCGATCTGGACGTTACCAAGCAATGCGCTGAAGGATTCGAGTTCGAAGTTACCGACGACGCGACCGGCAAAGGCATTGGCTTATTCTTGACCGTGATCGGCGCACATGCCCCGGTGGTGCTGGAATTCCTCCGCAAGGCGCTCAATGCTCGCCGTGTGTTCGATGAAATGCAGGAAAAGCGCGGCAAGCGGGCCGCATCGCGCAGCATCGAAGATGATGTCGAATTCAGCACCGAACAGATCGCGATCCGCGTCACCGGCTGGCGCGGCATCAGCGATGAGTTCAGCCACGCCGGCGCGATGCGGCTGTGCACCATTAATCCGCCGATCCGTGAACAAATTCTCCGTGAATCGGAAAGCCTCGCAAATTTTACGCAGAAGCCAGCGAAAGCCTGACGCTCTACGCGCGCCATGTGGCCTGGCTAAATGCCGTGCCGATGGACAAAGCTGGCAAGCAGCAAAAAACACGGATCAGCGCCATCATCGAAGGTGGAGCCGATCCGACTTACCCGGCGATTTCATCGTGCGACTACATGATCGGCTACCTGTTCGAGGTGGGGCCGGTCATGGGCGACACGATGAAACAGGCGGCGCTATCGAACACTGAAATCAGAGCGTGGCAGGACAACACCGGGGCCAGACTGACGCCTTGGGAGGCGCGGTTGCTGCGCAGCCTGTCGCGTGAGTACCTGTGCGCGTCGCAGGCTGCAGAGGCGCCAGGCTGCCCACCGCCATGGGGCGAGTCCGACGATGGGAAAAGCATCCGGGCGGAAGAGCTGCAGCGGAAGATCGATGCCTTCCTAAATTGATGGGTTATCATTGCTCCATAGAAATAATATTGGGGAAGTGATATGAAAAAAATTTGCAGAGATTGCGGCACGATCGGCGAACCTATAGCCAGGAAGAAGGGATCAATTTTCATCACGCTTATCCTTATTTGGTTTCTGTTGATACCGGCAATAATGTACTCAATTTGGAGGCGTAGTAACCGGTACAGCACATGCTCGCGATGCTCAAGCACGAATATTATTGACGTTGATTCGCCGATTGGTGCGGCGCTGGCGGCAACCACAATTCAATATGAGGATCAAGTCCGCGCACAAATTCCGGTAAGGCCAAGCGGCGCCGAGAATTTTGGGCGATCTATTGGCAGATTATTTGCCAAAAAATAGAAAGTAGCGCAGCCCGTTAATTCGGGCTTTTTCATTTCAGAACACGCCGCCCATGAGGCGGTTTTTTTATTGAGAAAACTATGATCGTTGGAGACCTTGAAATCCGCCTTCGTGCGGATATTGCCCGTTTGTCAAGAGATTTGAACAACGCACGGCGCGAAGTCGGGGGCGCCATGAGCAGCATCGAGCGATCGGTCAACATCGCCAAGGCGGCGTTTTTCGCGCTGGCCGGCGCACTCTCCATGGGGGCGATTGCGGGCATGATTTCCAATGTCCGGCAAGCCGCTGTTGATATCGAGCGCCTTGCGGCAATGGCCGGGTCGACCAATGAAGAATTTCAGCGATTCGCGGCGGGGTCAAAATTCGTTGGATTTGAGATGGACAAATTCTCCGACATCATCAAGGACGTGCAAGACAAGCTCGGCGAATTTATGACGACCGGCGGCGGCGAAATGGTCGATTTTTTCGAGAAAATAGCTCCCAAAGTCGGCGTTACCGCAGCCCAATTTAAAGACCTGTCAGGCCCGCAGGCGCTGCAACTGTATTACACGACACTGGAAAAAGCTGGTGTCGGCCAGAAGGTCATGATCACGCAAATGGAAGCGCTTGCGAATGATGCCAGCATGCTCGCGCCGCTGTTGGCAAATGGTGGCGCGGCATTCCGAAAGATTGGAGACGATGCGCAAGAATCCGGTTACATCATGTCGGACGCACTGGTTAATGCCAGCAAAATTTGGGACCTTGAAATCAAGGCGATGAAGATGCAGGTGGGCGGTATTGGAAATGCAATCTCTGAATTTTTGATCCCTGAGATTGCTGCGATGTCACTCATAATCAAGGAAAATATCGCAGGTGGATTTAAGTCCGTCAGCGAATGGGTCCAAGATAATAAAGTGAAGCTGCTTGAGGCGTGGACCGCCGCCAAAGCGCTCGGCGACGAGGTTTGGCGCACGGTATCCGGCGCCGCAGCGTTGCTGGTGGGAGTCGTCAAATTGGGCGTCGAGACCGGCGCATTGAAAGTTATCTTTGAATCGATCGGCTTGATGGTGGCAGGGTTCCAGGACGGCGTTAAGATTCTTGGCGCCGGATTCGCCGCGCTCGGCAGCGTCATCTACAAGAGCCTGTTGACCCCGATAGCAAAATATCTGGAAGTGGTTGGTAAGGTGAATGGGTTTATTGGGCGAGATGAATCCGCAAAATATTACGCTGACACGGCGGCGGGCATCAAGGAATTTGCGGACGAAGGGACCGTCTACGCGGCGGGAGTCGTCAAGCAATTCGCGCTCGGCGACACCGCAGTTGCCCGTTTTGCAGAAAATCTTGGCAAGGCAAAAAAAATAGTGCTGGGAACTCCAATGCTTACAAGTGACGCACTCCGTCCTCTTGGGCAAGGGGAGGTTAATAAAAACGCCGAGGCACAAAAAAAAGCTGCGGCAGCGGCAGCGGCTACCGCGAAGAAGCGCCTGGATTCCGATCTGGCGAGCATCAAGACTGGCAGCGAGCAGGCATTGGGCATCTATACCAGGGCCGAAAGCATCATGGAATCGGTGCGCGCTAGCGGCCTGATCGATGATGCCGAATACTACGCGTCGAAACTGGGATTCATCAACCTGACCGCGATGGCGCAAGAATCGGCCCTGGTAGACCAGATCGCCAGGCTTGAAAGAGAAAAGCTGGCAGGCGATGACAAGATCGAGCACGATCGGAAAATCGCCGAGGCGCGGGCCGGATTGAGCAAGGTGCTTGCTGATGCTGTCGTTGCGCGGATCATCAACGGCAACGAGGAGGCGAATGCAAACAGGATGGTTGCGCAGTCCTATGCCGATGCGAAGACTGCCGCAGAAACCTATCTGGCGACTGTAGCGCGCCAGAACGACCGAGAGATTGCCGGTATCGGTCGCGGCGATCAGTATCGGGAATTTCAAGGTGGCATAAACCAGATCGAGGACAGGCAAACATCGGCGCGCCAAGATTTGGAGCGCGCCAAGTCGCACAAGGAAATCACGCAAGAGCAGTTCGATGATGATCTTGCCATTGCAAACGATACCTACGCGAAAGAGATCGCAGCTTATGCCGCCAAGACTGATGCAATCCGGGCGCTGCAGGGCGACTGGACGGTAGGCGCCGCGGAGGCGTTTGCAAACTACCAGAGCAATGCGGAAAACGTCGCGGCCAGCTCGGCAGCGGCATTTTCAAGCGCATTCGAGGGAATGACTGACG